CCACTGAGAGTAGGTGAACATGGATCACGGCTCCTTGGGTTCAAGCGCGCCCATGGGGGTCACGCGGTAGCCTCGCGGCACTTTTATGGTGTCGCATCTGCAGTTGGGATGCATGGGGAACACGGTGGGGAGCCAGTCGGCGCGGGCGCGCCCCACGTTGACGCCGTTGGCGATTATAGCACGCGCCGCGAACACTCGGGGCGCGCCCCCCTCGGTGAAGTGCTGCAGGCAGTAGTCGCACGCGCCGCTCTCGGGGATGCGCGCCACCTGCGCCTCCTCTCCGTCCGTGTCGAGCGCCGCGAGCACGCGCCCCTCGTTGTGCGCCGCCTGTAACTCGGTCTGCGCCACGCGGAGCCAGTTGTGCGCGTAGGTGCCCACCCTGTCCCCGAGCGCCCCCGCGAGGGCTCGCGCGTCTCGTGTGCTCGTGAGCGTGCGCCCCATCTCCTCGCGCAGGGCCTCGAGGGTCGCGGCGCGCCGGACGGGATCCACCTCTCGCGTGATCTGCTCCCCGTCCCACGCCTCTGCCGCCACGCGTGTCAAGTCCTCGTTCAGCTCGTTGCCGAGCCCGCGCGCGTACTCGCCAGCGCGGGTCACGGCGCGAGCGTACGAGGCGCGCTCTGCGGGGGCCATCCACGAGGGCACCGTCACCTGCGTGGGAGGCAGCGCCGCGTCAAGCTGGGGGACCGCCACGGTCTCCGTAAGCCCTGGCACGAGCGCCTGCTCCGCCTCCCCGCGGGTCATGTTCCGCGAGTCACGCACCCGCGCCTGCACGAGCGGCGCCCACTGCTCAAGGGTCCACTCGCGCATAGAGGCGCGCTGCGCGGGGGTCGCGGCGTCCATGAGCCGCCCCGCGTGCGCTAGGTACTCGTAGGGGTCGATCTCGTCCACGCGCAAACCCACGAGCGCATCCACGGACAACACGCCCGCGCTCACTAGCTCCTCGATGCGCTCGTCCCCCAGCCCCGAGCGCGCCGCGCCCAAGAACTCCACGAGGAACGCGTCATTGTGCAGGCGCGCTAGGCGCTCGGCCTCCTGCAACAGCTCAAGTTGTGTCATGGCTTCAGCGCCTCCAGGTCACGCTCCAACGCGAGCACGCGCATCTTGTACAGGTGCTCCATGCGCCCCGCCAGCTCTGCGACGAGGTCCACCTCGCCCCCTCTCCGCGCACTGCGCGCCTTGTGGAGCGCGTCCCCGCAGCACTCGGGGCCGTGCGCCTTCTGTACGCGCCGGCGGGGGTGGTCGCCGTCCAAGAGGTCATCGTCCTGCGTGTACTTGGGGTTGCCCCCGCGCCCCGTGGCGATCTTGAGGAACGCGTTGACGCGCGCGTACGCCCAGCTCTGCCTGTTCTGCGAGGGGCGGTGCGACACGGAGAACGCCCCCGCGCCCCTGCGCCACACCGACATGAGCGCCCCTAAGCTCACGCGCTGCCACGGCTCCGTGGCGCCCTCGTTGTGCTCGCGCGCCTTCTCGCGCAGCGCGTCTCGGATCTCCTTGGTGACCTTGATACCCTCGCCGCTGGTGCGCGAGCGCGCCGAGCCCTCGGGGTTGCGCTCGCTCCCCCTCACGCGCTCGTGCGGCTTGGCAGGCGTGTCACTGCGCTCTTGTGCCTTCTTGAGCCCGTCCCCTAGCGCGCCGCGCGCCACTTCCACGGCGGCGTTCATAATCTTGATGCTCAAGCTCTCAATGGTCTCGCGCCCCAGCTCTGCGGGGGTCGCCACGAGTTCTAGTTTCATGCGTCCCCCTTGTCGCGTGCGTTCATCTGCGTCACGAGCTTGCGCGCCCACGCGTCTCCCGCGTCACCTCCCCACAGGAGCCACGAGATGTAGGCGGCGCTGGTCTTGTCCTCGTGGTGCCCCTGCTCCTTGTACACGCGGTGGCGCGCGAAGAACGACGCCATGCGCCGGACCGTGCGCGGGCTCATGGTGTTCCCGTTGGCGAGGTTCACCGCGCGCTGCACCCCGCTCCCTATCCCCTGCTGCTTGGCCTGCTTGGTGCTCAAGCCCCCGCGCCCGTGCTCGCGCCTCAGCTCCAAGCCGCGCCGCGCCGCGTCACGCACACCCTGGGGGGGCGTGAGGTCGAGGTCGCCGTACTTGCCCTTGAGCAGCCGCTCCACGATGTGCGTGAACATGCTCACAGCTCCACGCTTACGCGCACCTGGCGCGCCTTGGTGAGCGCGGGGGGCTCCTCGCTCGTGAACTCGTCCCCCTCCTCCTCGGATGCGCCCCCCTCGAAGTCATCGCCCTCGGTGTCGGGCTCCTCGGTGTCGGGCTCCTCGGTGTCGGGCTCCTCTGCGCCCATGTCCTCGCCTCCGGCGCCCATGTCCTCACCGCCCCCCTCAGCCATGCTCATGGCGGTCACATAGGTCTGGTTCAAGATGATGTCGCCCCCCTTCTCAAGAGGCTCGAGGCCGTTGCTCGCGCGGATCTCGTTGATGGTCATGTATGTGCTCACGCGGTCCTTGTCCGCCTGTAGCTTGGACGCCTCCGTCTCCGCGTCCAAGCCCACGAACTCAAAGGACAAGTCGGGCGCGATAGGGTGAATGATCCAACGGTTCACCCACCCTTGCACCTGGCGCAGGAGGGGGCGCAGCCCGCGGTCCTTGCTCGCGAGGATCCGCTGCTCGGGTCCCCCCTGCGACAGGCTGCTCGTTACGCCCTCGCTCCCGAACACGAACCCAAGCTCCGCGGGGTCAATCTGATAGATGGCGCAGGCGATCTTGGTCAAGTAGCCCATCCAAGTGCTGTATCCCATCTCCTCGGCGCTTGAGCCCATGCTCACCGAGGACACCTCCTCGTTGGCGTCGGGGTCTAGCTGCAGAATGGGCGTGCGCTTGGCTTGGTGCGCGCCGCTCAGCATCGCGTAGAAGTCACGGCGGAACGCGCGGAACAGCTGCGGACTCATCTTGGACTTCACCGCGAGGATGCTGTTCACGTGGATCCCGTTCACGAAGTTGGACGCGTTGTAGGTCTCCGCGTTCACCAAGTAGGTCACCGTGCGTACAAGCTCCTCAAGCTCGGGGTAGCCGTAGCCGTGCGCGTACAGCCAGGTGCGCGGGCGCCTCACCCCGAACCCCAAGGACTCCGCGTCCCACTCAGCCACCTTCTTGTTGTTGATCACCTGCACGAACGCGCCCTCGCTCCAGTCGCGCCGCCCCTCCTTGCGCTCCTCGGCGCTCGTGGCCGCCCGGCGGATCGTTGACGCGTCCACGGGCACGAACCCCGTGACCTTGCCGCCGCGTGTCCTCAGCACCTCGAACGCGCATTGATCGTAGGTCAACGAGTCGCGCAGGATCATGCGCACGAACGCCTCAAAGTCGAAGGCGCCCGAGTACTTGTAGCCGTCCCCGCAGGTCTCAAGCCACGCGGTCAGCTCCGTCACCTTACGCTTGATCTCGTCCGTCACCTCGGCGGCCTTGTCACGCGGGCGCAGCACGAACCCCGCGTCGTACTTGTTGGACTGCGGCGTGCAAAACTCCGCCACCTGGTTGATGCGCGTCTGGATGATCGCGGACACCACGGGCACGCGCGCCATCTGCGCGAGGACCCCGTAGTCGAGCCCGAGCGTCCCCTCGTGGCTCGTGTCGCGGAACGAGTCCCCGTACGCCGCCGTGCTGTCCCACGGGTTGAGGTCGTGCGCCGAGGGCAGGCGCGAGTGCTCGCCCACCTGCCCCTTGAGCGCCTTGGAGATCACATCCTCCGCCTCCGTGGCGAGCTGCGCCATCATCTCGTAGTAGTCGGGCGTCATGGGTCTAGCCTCCAGGGGGGTCACTTGGCTCGCTCTGCTGCGCGGCGGTCTAGTTCTAGGCGGGCAAAGGACTCGGAGCCCGCGTACTCGTTGTGCCCGTCAAAGTACCTCTGCGCCTCCTCCTCGTCCCTCTCGGAGAACTCAAGGTGGGCTAGTTCCGCCTCAGCGCGGGCCTGCGCCTCGTCCGTGCGCGCGTTGTCAACACGCCTCCGCGCCGCCTCGAGCTGCGCCTCCTGCTTCATGTACGCGCGCATCATGGGCTTGAACTCCGCGGCCTTCTTCTTGGCGTACGCCGCGACCTCCTTGAGGTCCTTGTCCGAGAGCGTGCTCATGTGCTCGGGGCGCCCATTCGCAGCGTACACCTGCTCGTGCAGTGTGACCAGCTCCGTGGGGGTGCGCGGGGCGGGCTTGGCGGCGCGCTTCTTGGGCTCCTCGCTCTTGGGCGCCGGCGCGGGTGCAGGTAGCGCAGCCTCTAGGCGATCCAAGCGCGCCTGCTCACGCGCCACCTGCTTAGTGGACGCGCCCCCCGCCTTTAGGTCCTCGACCACCTTGGACTGCTTGTCGCGCTCCGCGCGGAGGGCGGCGCGCGCCCCGTGCTTCTCGTCCAACTTCTGCGCGAGCTGCGCGCGGGTCACGGTGAACACCTTGTCCTTGTCGGGGCCGTCGTCCAGGCGATAGGTCACATTCTCGCGGCTCGTGCTCACGATGTGCGCGTGGACCTCCTTGCCGGCGCCCGTCTCCATCTGGAACGCGGCGCCCACCACCATGTGCTCGGGGTCGAGCACATGCTTGCCGCCCGCCATGTGCGTGACCTTGTAAATGTAGCGGTAGCGCGTCTTGCCGCCGCTCGCGTAAGGGATGCGCTTGATGTACTTGTGCCCGGCTGCCTTGGCTAGGAAGTCCACAAGCCACTGAGAGTAGGTGAACATGCTCAAGCTCCAAAGTCCTCGGGGAGGAAGCGATAGGCGTGCATGATGTACGCCTCGTTCGCGGCTGCCTGCGCGCGGAACGGGCGGCGCCTACGCACCACGCCCTCGCCCCACTCGCCGCTGCCAAGGTTGCCGTGCCCGTTGCCCTCAACGGTGCGGATGTGCCCCTGCTCCACGCTCTCGCAGATCGTGATGTGCGCGCCCCAACGCTTGCTCGTGCCCTTGCCCACCACCACCACATCCCCTGGTTGAATGGCATCGAGCGCCACCTTGCGAGGCGTGCCCTCGCACCACGCGAGGAGGCGGTAGGTGCTCGCCAAGTGCTGCTTGCGGATCGCGGGCTTGAGCGCGCGGTAGCAGTACGCCATGAACGCGCCGCACCACTCAAACCCCCCTAGCTCCAGCTTCCCCGTGTTCATATACGGACCCGCGAGCGGCCACCCAAGTCCCTCGCGCACGTAGACGAAAATGCGATGCGCGCCGTGGGGCTTGTCTTGGTGCGGGTCGAGCACCACGAA